CGCGCAATTGTAGGAACTGCGTAAAAACCAAAAACAAATAAAAAATACAAAAATATAAAACAAAACAAAAAATTTTTTGAACGTGTAGGAAAAAATTGACACCAAAAAAATTGGATTTGGCAACTCATAGCCACAGGCGGGTGGTCAAAGGGCTCACACAGCAATGCTTTATATATAAGTATCCGACGGATACAAACCCTGAGCCCTGTTCTAAGTTTTATCTCGGCGAAGCAGAGATAAAACGAAGCGGAGTTTGACGGAAAATATAAGCCTGATCACCTTATATAATCCGTTGATTCCGCAAGCTTCCTGTGTCTAAAAGGAAGCACACAGCAATAATATTATAATTATTATGTTACCCCGATTGGGTAACATAAACCAAGCATTCTGATGAAATAAGAATGCTTACAGCAATCAAAGTATTCTTTGTAACTGGAGCAGTCCTACGGACCAAAAGGACCAGTCTAAAAAACCTGAAACAAGGGTATCCCGCAGCAACCAATTATTAAATATTAATAACCCAGTTGATACCCGTTTTTCAGCACGCCGCTATGGCTCAGTGGAAGAGCGTCGCCCTTCTAAGGCGAATGTCGTGGGTTCGATCCCCACTAGTGGTAAATTTTCAATATACGTAATGGTTTAAAAATAAATGTATCTATCCACATAGGTAGCATAGTCCTCAATGTCCTATGTTGGCGCCGGTTTTATCATTTTATCACCCGAATGTACCCATACGCTATTAGTCAATGACTCTCGCTCTAAAAAATGGGGATTCCCAAAAGGTCACCGCGAAAAGGTAGACGAAGACGATTTAGCAACCGCAGTTCGTGAATGTAATGAAGAAACCGGTCTTGCTGCCTCAGATTATAAGGTTCACAGTGAAGTATTCCGTGTAAGCAAGGGATCACAATCATATCTATTTCGATACGCAATTCTCAAAACGGATATGAATAAAGTAAAAATTCACCCATCTCCACCCAATGAAATTTCCGAATGCCGATGGGTTCCTATTGCTGATCTTATCGGCGCAAATCAAATTTATGATGGTAATAAATATCTACGAAATTGGATATCCGATTTGAAAGACGATGTATCGAAAAAATCGGTTCATATTTTCAAGAAACTATGTGCTTGCCGACCATCGCACGAACCCATGAGTCCGAGTAATATCGTAACTTGTGCCTAGTTTTTCTACTGCGATTTTATGAGCAATATGTTCACTCGGCGTTAAACTTGCCATAAACGCTGCGACCTTTGGATCGATTGTAGAGTCTGGGGTCGCCTGGGTTTCTAACAATGGTGTAGATGATGCGGTGATTATGGCGGGGGTGGTTGCCGTTGGCTTATGAAAGAACGCCTGGATAGAACCCTTTCCTTGGGGCGTAATAGTGACTTTTTTGGGCGGCATTTTGCCGGCTGAAAAAGGCTTTGAGGCAGGTTCATTTTTTCTGGGGGATAAGTAGGAGGTATGCCGACGGTTGATGCAATTGTGGCGGCGGCGCGTAAGGGTCCTCCCTTAGCATCGTTTTCGCGCGGCGTAAAAGTGCGCGGAGGTGGTAAAATGTCACTGCTAAGAGGGTACATGTACGAATTAGAGGAAAATCCAGGGGAAGGATTCGCCGAGGGGTTTGCGCCCGCGCTAACGCCGGCGGAGATACTTTTTATGGGGGCATTTGAGGGGCGGTACTTGAATGACTGTACCGACGAGTTTCCGCGGGAGTGGTTTCTGTATGCGGCGGCGGCAGGTAAACTGTCCCCGGTGCCAGACGTGTCAGTGAATTACTTTGGCGTGGGCTCTCGGCAACCGTTGTCGGTATGGAAAGAGAAAGGGTGGGCACCGGCACGCGGACGGCACGTTGCTAAAACTGAGGGGCGGGCAATATTAGCGGATAGTGCGCAGAATCCTGACGAGCGCGGATGGTTTCAATGGTACTGCCGCTACTGGCTTGGTCGTCGGATTCCGGCGTTAGATAAGGTCCAAATCGGTCGCTGGCGATCGTTTGCGCGCCACGCCGGCACAGTCAAAGCCCACTGTTCACCTGGGGAAATTACGTGCTCAGTGCGGGAACGCCAGGCGTTACTTCAGTGGGCTTATAATCCGTTTATGTAGAATTGCTAAACGATTTAATCTGTTTTATAGGCGCTTCGACGGTGCCCAATAGCCATTCAGGCAGCAAGTTTGGATGCCGTTTCCGTAGCTGCTCAATCAACTTAGGAACATCGTTAAAACAGGCATCATAGAACAGCAGACCACCTCCAAAGGAAATAATCAATTTATCCTCGAAGTTGATGCCAAAGTTATTGTGGAACGTGAACCATTCAATAAAAATGAATAGTGCCGTCTTGAAGATAATTTCGGTTGAAATATAGACTATAGAGTTGCGTGTTTGCCGCTTTGCAATAATTAATATTAATTGAATGATAAGTGCGACCTTCATTGTAAAGAATAATATTGCATATGCCTTCATTACTTCCCTATTTAATAGTAATACATTTGTCGGGAATCGAACCCGAGTTACAACCTTGGAAGGGTTGCATTCTACCACTGAACTACAAATGTAATTATTGATATGTGTGAGTTGTTTAAATGGAGTTAGGCTAACGCGTGCACCGCTGTATGCACGGCACAGATCGCCGTTCCCTACCCAATATACTTAAAGATTAATTATCTTACATAATAATATATATGGAGTGTAATATTAAGCCCCGTATTGTTATAACAGGTGTTGCGGGATTTATAGGATCTAGTCTAGGTTATAAACTCTGTAATCTAGGATATGAAGTAATTGGAATAGATAACTTTTTATGTGGTTATGAATCAAATCTAAATTGGGTTGATTCATCTAATCATAAATTTATACTTCATAAGTTATCCGCGTGCGATAATAAATTATTAGATATTATCAAAAAGGATGATATAGTCATTCATTTAGCTGCATTTACAGCACTAGCATCAAACCAAAGTGATACTGTATTTTCATATTCAAATAATGTTATGACAACACTTTCACTTCTTGAAATGTGTAGAACTAAAGGGATTGCTCATTTTGTGTTTGCATCGACATGTTGTGTATATGAAAATAATCATTATACAACTCCTATTACAGAAGATGCACCCGTAAATCCTACATTAATTTATTCACTCGGTAAAAAACAGTGTGAAGAACTTATACATTCGTATTACCATAATTATGGTGTTCCGTATACTGTTTTTAGACTTTTTAATATATATGGACCTAAAGCTGATCCGACTCGCACAACAGCTGGACTTATACCATATCTTTTTACAAAGATTGCGAAAGGAGAACCTATAAGATTGTTCGCTGATGGTGAACAACGGCGTGATTATGTTTATATAGATGATGTAATAGACTTTTTAGTAAAAGTAATATCCCATAAACCTCTATGCTCGGCTGTAAATGTAGCATCTGGAAAAACTATATCTGTAAATGAAATATTTCATGAAATAAAATCTTTATCAAATTATTCTAATGTGCCGACATATGAAGACCCGTCTGTATATTGGGATAAAATTCCATCATTTTTTACAGGTAATTATCCTCTTAATCGTTCCGTTATTAAAAATGATATTTTAAAATTTACACTTGGTGATATACAACGAGCAAAATCTGTATATGATTGGGAACCTAAAATTACATTTGCCGAAGGTATTAAGATATATGCTAAACTTTTTTTTTGAATTCTATTAACGAATGTAAAAGCGGTAACCCACGGCAGCGCCCACGGTACACACAAATGTGCCCCATGTAATATCCGTCAGCGTCATTTCTAAATTATAATTTGTGAGTGTGGCAAAATTTGTCAAGTCATAAAATGCGTATAAAATGAAGCCAATAAGGGCGCCCTTAAGTGCGGCATCCTTTGTGTTTTGGGCATCCTTAATAGCGTATAAGAACACTGCTACAGGGATAAGAAGGTATATAAGTGCGGCGGGAATGAATCGCGGATTAAGGTCCGATTTCTGAATCTTATAAAACAAGTCGTTATGGTAGTTATTACGTAAGGTAAGCCAGCCCGCATCTAAAACTCCTACTGTAATAGCAGATCCTACAATTGCTTCCACTGCGTTCATTGCTTCTTATAAAGAGGCATTGTTTTTATAGGACGTTGTATGGAGCTTGAAGGACTCGGTTGCTCACTTGTTGGACGTGCGCTCTATTGCTTTTGTAATGAACAGAATAGTTGGATTCCTTGGGAGTTCATATCCGGCTCACCCTACGCCTGCCGTATTCTTGTCTGCGGCACCGGTGTTGATACATTGGAGCTTGAACACGACTGGACGTTTGTAGTTCGTCCAACTGCGGCGGGCAAAGAATGGTCGTGCCTGGCGACCATTATTAAAGGTATGAGTCAGGGTCTCGGTGTTACCGGCTCCGCCTTGATAGTATTCGGTGTTGGTGCACCCAAAGCACCGCCTGGATTTCTAACATTTATGGATGGAGTGCTTGGCGAGGGGAGGATTTTGCTGACGCGCGTGTGGCTCGGTGAGCATATTGAAATTCCTGCTATTCCGGACGCCATCTTCTTTCCGGTGGGTGTGCCGGCGCATACAATGTACGATATGATCCATCGGTTGCCGGCACGGGGCGGTCACGAAGGATTTATGATGACAGGGGACTGGTCGCTTATTGTGAAAGCAACCGGTGAACAGGGTCTGGGGTTGGTGGTCAGTGATATTGGAGAAACACGGTGGTCGTTGTTTTGGCATAAAATTGCCGATTCCGATACCGAAACAGATAGTATCCGTTTTCGTAAAGGTCTGCGTCTTCTGCGGCTAGGAACGCATACTATGGAACGCTGTAGTTTAACGGTCTAGTGGTTAAGCGGTTAAGTGATTCAGTGGAACAGCTTGAACGTGCCCTTCTTCGCCTTGAAGCCCGCCTTGACAAGGTGCTTGAGCGCTTTCTTGCCCGCCGCCGACGCCTTGCGGCTTACAATGCGTCCGTGCTTGTTCTGCTTGAGGTGGTTGCGGGTTAAGCCGCCGGACGTGTGGTGCGCCGTGCCATGCCAGACCTGCGCACGGGTGCCGACGCGTGCAACCTTGCCGCCCGCTACCTGTCCGTTACCGTTGGTGCGCTTATTCTTACGCGTGCGGTTTGCCATTCTGGTTTCTATCTAAATAGAAGATTTTTCTCGAGTGGTGAACACGTTTTGTCTTTATGCGTATTGGCTTTCAACACCGTCTTCTCAATCCACGTTTCCAAGTCTGCAAGCTCATCTGTCGGATCTAACGAACGCGCGTGCTGGAGCGAAATTGAGGATCGCTGATTATAGAACTCGCGATCCTTCTTGAGCTTGCGGAGTGTCTTAACCCATTCGGCAAGGTCATCGCGGTCACAATACAATGCGGCATCGCCACAGCATTCCATCAGTCCAGGTGTAGGTGAAACGACTACGGGGATACCGGAAGACATTGCTTCCACTGCTGTGCGCCCCCATGTCTCCTCTTTGGACGGCATAATCATTACCCACGTTTGCTCATACACATCCTTAATCTGCGTTGTATGCTCAATATACTTAAGATTCGGGAGCGTTTTATCAGTGATTTGCTTACGGTAGCCACCAAGAATACCTAAAAAATCCTGCTCAGGCATCGCTTTTGCTAACTGTATAAGAAGCTCGCCGCCCTTATTTTCGTTTACATTACTCAATGTAACATACTTTGCTGTCTTTTTCGGTTCATCAAGGTGCGAGTGATATATACCATACTTACGATAGTCTACAGGCGGTCGTACAATACGTAAAAAATCACTAGGCAAATCCTTTCGGGAAGATTGTAAACTATGCGAATTGAAAATCGCCCACTGCCGTCCTTTGAGTCGCTCATCAAACCAATTTGGACCTATAGCACGAACATAGTTATCAGTGTGGACCCATTCTAGAAACGGTATACCAAACTTATGAGCAATCCATATTGACTGTTTACGATAGTAATAAGAATGGCTCATCAAAACGTGTGTATCTTTGAGAAGTTCAAAAAGGGTGTTTGTATTATACAAATCGAAACAGCGGACGCCTTCGTAGGTCTTATTTGGATAACCAGGCGTGCCGACCCAAATATCATATAAATACGGTTTCTTAAGAAGATGCTTATTCATTGTATGCGCACAAATCTCTGAACCGGCATTTACAAACGGTACATAATCGTGTAGAATCCAAAGAACACGAATGCGAGTGCCAGGCGGATCTATAGTATCCCACGACGGCCAGTTTTCGTATTCAATCGACGCCGCCTTTTCGGGAGAAATGGTCAACATATGTTTCGAACGGGCATCGCCAAACAGAAGAAGTATGATCACTAATGCGAGAACATAAAACCATATACTCCCGCTATGTTTTATCATCCCTTACCTTGGTAAGGGATATTTTCGAGACTTGCGTCAGCTTCTTTTTGAGTTTTTAGCGGAGTTGAGTACCAGATATCAAGAAGTTTAGTATTAAAGGGCGTGCCTGTTTTCAAACAATTATGCATATAGATCATCATTCGATAGATATTCCATTGATCGGCGACACCGGCAAAGTGTACCAGAAAATCGCCATACTGGAACAGCCTTGCAGTAGGATCGGTGGCAAGATTTTGCGGACCAAATAAGTATGCGTTGAAAAGGCTGTGGTCTGTAATTGTCATAATCATAGCGGCATCTTGGGGGTTTTTCTCAGCTACGTCTATCATTGCTTTGTTTTCCCACCAAATATGATGAATAAACTGGGTTTGTTGATACGTGCGTTCGATGAAACTCTTGAGCCAGGCGGACTTGCCGCGCAGGAGCATATTGCCTGAATTGAGATTGCCTACAACGTCTTTCGTCCATAACAAGTCTTTGTTGGCTGGCAAAAGAGGAAGGATCTTTTCACGGATTGAAAACTCCTGATTCATAATAATCACATCGGCATCGGACCAAAATATATAATCGTAGTCATCAAGGTATTTGAGGATATAACGGAGTTTTGACCAGGGAATAGGACGAGTACGATCCCATACTTCCTTGCCGCCGCAGATAAAATCGTAACCGTGTTTTTGGGCGTAAGCACGTTTTGTTGCGAGACCATGTTCGACTGCCTTTGTATAATCGGCACCGATTACCATTGTTAAAATTGCAATGCGTGGCTGTTGCTGAGTCATTCTTCGCAAAAAATTGAAGCCTTTGCGGGGTATTATATTATTCACACGTTGCTTCCTTAAATAATTCTATGGAACGTATCCCATCTATTACTACCCCCATTCCTACAAAGTATGTAAAAAATGCTGATGGTGACTATGTTTGTCCGCACACGAATTGTGGAAAAATTACACAAAAGCAAAATACTATGCATTATCATATTATGAAAAATCATAGTCTAAAGCTGCCTTTTGAATGTAATCGATGTGTAAATAATCCACAGTTCTTACAACGTTCAGGATATATGAATCATCTTGCAACGAAACACGCAGATACTCCTAAGCTAACCGATAAAGAGAAAGAAGCTCTTGGAGGTGTTACAGAAAATCCTGCGGTAGCTATTTCCTTTAAGTGCCCCGCAGCGGGCTGTACACAGACAACGCATACAAAGTCGAATATGTTGATTCATTATGCTAGAACTCACGCACACGAATGGATTCCGCCATATGTTCGCGGAGCACAGTGTGGACGTTGTCATCACGCATATTCTTCCTCCTCCGCATATCTATATCATAGTATTACATGTTATAAGGCACTGGCGTCTAATGATCAGTTAAACATCATCTCGCGCATCAGGTAGAGACCGTGGTAGCCAATTGCAGCAAATCCTAGTAATAGCAGCATCTCAAAATATCGTCGGTTTGCGTCCTTTTTTAGATATGCTAAAATGAGTAGAAGCGGGGCTACAAGTAGGATATGAATCCAGTTAACCCAAGCACTTTTACCATCTTTGAGTTTGAGATAGGCTTTATATGAATGGTAGAAAAGGACAACCAGACCTAAGATACCAATAGCGGTAAACACGTGCTCTGGAGTGTTTTCACGCTGTAGTCCTACATACATAAAAAGGGGTCCCACAGCAAGAAGATGAAAAAAATTTTTCGATAAATCTGATGTTAGTGACATCCCTCTAAAAAATGATAGGTATTTTTATTTTTCTGTTTGGATGATAAATGAACTCAGTCGGTCCATCAGGGCTTGCGTTATTCTGCGATGGATCGGCGCGAAATAACGGACGTGCGGGTGCAAAGGCGGGTTTCGGCGTTCATATTTGTAATGGAACTACAACGGTTCATCAATACTCGGCTGCGCTTCCGGGACATGAACCACAAACGAATCAGCGTGCCGAACTTAGAGCTCTGGACTATGTTATCAAGTACATTGCGGATGGACGGATTTCTGGGGCGACCATTTACACTGACTCAAAATATAGCATTGATGTCCTTGTGAAGTGGTGCGAAGGGTGGGAAAGGCGTGGGTGGCGAAAGGCGGACGGGAAGCCAGTTCTACACCAAGATATTATTCAGCCGATGTGGATTTTATGGAAAAGTATTCGTGTAGTCACATCAATTATCCATGTACCGGCTCATACTAGCATGGTTGACTTTGCGTCGCGTGGAAATGCCGAAGCGGACCGACTTGCCACAGCGACTACAGAATAATTACTTGTATAAAATAGGATGAAGAGCGAAACCCAGAAGCTGTATAATTTTATATTATTTGTTGTTATTCTCGCCTTTATAGGGTATGTTTTTTACCGAATGTTTAGCCTGAATAGTTCTGCGCGCATTGATGATATTTGGGTAATTAATCTAGATCGTGCGCCCGATCGATGGGAACATATGCGCAAAAGTACCGCACAGTTTGGAGATATGGTTCACCGTTTTTCTGCAATGGATGGAAAAACGATTACCGACCGTGAACAACTCCGCGATGAAGGTGTTGGTCTATATTTTACCCGCGTAGCCGGCAAAGATAAGGAACTTGTCAATAAGGGGGTTGTCGGATG